GGTCAGCCATTATCTTCTTAATTCGTTCAAGGCGTTTGTCTGAAATGGTCAGTAATTTTCTCATAGTGATTTGTTATTTTTAATCTCGTCGTCTTCGCCATAAGTTGGCACGGTCAGTCTCGTCGTCTTTGCCATAAGTTGCGTGCGTTTACACGTAAAACTTCTACTCGGTTTTTTTCAGTTGTGTACTATATTCGGCGGACTTTCGTACATACTTTTACTTTTTTTTGGTCTTACTACGCGCATCCCTATAATAAGCATGGCGCGCTTGTAGCGGGCATTTATACGCTGTGCGCGCCTTTTCAGTGCCTCGTATTCTCTGAAAAAATCCTCAAATGATAATTTTTTCATGTCTGCGCTGTTAGCTAGTAATCGGGTCGCTACTGCGCCCGCGTGCATACCCGCTTGGCGGGTACGCTGGCGGGGGTACTAGCTCAATATCTTTTGTTTGTATCGCCTATGCTCGCGCATAATCGCCGCCCATTTTTTGCCACGAACTTTCATATAACTTCTTTTTGCTTGGTCGCGCTCTTTGTATTGCTTCGCTATAAGCATGCCTCGTTCAGGAAACAGTACAATTTGGATAAGTCGCCGCGAGCATTTGGCGGCATATACTCGCGCTATGGCGCGTATGTCCTCGCCATCTCTATATCGTGCGCGTATGTCGGCGCGCTCTTTTTCGGTCAATTTAACGCGCTTATCTGCGTGGCGCGGTAATTTTATTTTTTGCGTTTCAAATCTGTACGGCATATTATTGCTTGATAAAAGTTGAACTCGCCGCGTCATACAATATACGCGCCGGCACACTCTGCCCTAACAGCTCGCGCTTGATAGCGTTCGCCATAAGGCCGGCGCAAATGTTGGCCGTGTACGCCGTAAAGCGTGCGCCGCAGGGGTCAATGTCGGCTTGATCAGGCAAGCCGGCAAGCCACGCGCTCGCGCTCGCGTAGCGGTACACTTCCACCTGCTCTGCGCCCACGCGGCCGTCTATGACCGGCACGGCACTATCGCCTAACGCGCGCGCTATCTCACGGCGCGCATCTATGCTGTCTACGCACGATATAATCAAGTCATAATTCGTGCCATCTCCGGTAAACGCTTCATTCCTCGCCTCTATACCTTCCGCGCCTATGTCCTCGCACTGCCTCGCTATTGCCTCTACTTTATACCTGCCTATATCACGGCGCGTGTATGCTTGTGTAGCGATGTTGTGCGCCTCTATTGTATCTGGGTCGTACATCGTAAACGGGACCTGCATTCGCGCGAGTGTCAGCGCAAGATGGCTTCCGATAGTACCAACGCCAATGAGCGCAACGCGCGCGGCGGCATAATCGGCGGGGTTATACAGTGAGATATGTCGGTTTGAGTCAATCATAGCGGTAAGGTTAGTTCGGGATCCATCTGGTAAAGGTCGTTTTCCAGCTTCCGCGCTTTTGTGCGGACCGTTTCGGCGATGATGCCGCTCGCTTCAGTGTCCGCAAGTTGGTAATACATTTCCACCAGCTCGGCGGCGATTTCTTGACAATCAGATGTCTCGGCAAGTCCTCGCGTTTCGTATTCCTCTAGTTGCGCCTCTAGCGTTTTGGTAATTGAGACAAGCTGATCGCGGGTATAATCGCTTTCCGTCATAAACGGATTTGCGCCGTACTTCTGCTTGAACACTTTGCTCGTGCAATCCTCGTTCTTGCCGTTCGGGTGATAGCACTGTCGCGCGCCGGTCGTAAACATCGGACAATAACGATGCAAGTCCACACCGGTCGTTTGGTGCGTTCCGTAGCCCATGGTCTGATAGGTCGGCACGGCTTGTTTCACTTTCCGCGCCACTTCCTCGGCTATGTCGGCGGGTACTTGATAGGCGGTCTCTGCTTCCGTGCCTATCTGTACATGTATCTTTTCCATGTACATCCTAAACGGCCGGTACAGATCCAGCCGCGCCTCACGCTCGCGGCGTTTATTCACCACGAGTGAAATCATCCAGTCGCCCTCGGTCTGCCGGTCCATAGTGTCGGTGTCAGTACCGGAGAAAAATGCCTGCATATTCGCGTGGCTATGCCACCAGAGTTTCCAGTGCTTCGGACTGCCGCCGGACTTTACAAGCTCGCTCTGCCATTTCGCAATGGCCTGCGGGGACAGGTCGGCGGTTGCGCCCGTTACTTCCTGCTCGTATATCATCACTTCCTCAACAGTAGTGGTACTACCGTCCGGCGATACTGCTATCTTACCCATGCCGGCTATCTCGCTTGGTACGCTCATAACATAAGCGTGTATTTTTGCTTCTATTTCTTTCGGGATAATTAGTTTCATAGTGTTATTCGTTATGACAATCGCAAGAGCAGTCGTCATCGCAAGTACGCCCATCGCTATCGTTGCAGTCATCGCAAGAGTCGCTGTCGGCTTCGGTTAGTTTTGTTACTTCCTTTTCACTCGGTATCATAAGCCGGTTATATTCCGCTTTCCCTAGCCGTAACGCCCAGCGTTCGCGCGCGGTGACGTATGCGTGTTCTGATCCTGCCGTTTGAAGGTAGATAGCAAGCGCGGCGATGCCCTCGGCTATGCTTTTCTTAAACGCGCTTGATACCTCGCTCTCGTATTCTCCTAGACATATAGCGCGGTATTGCCCCTCGCTCGCGCTTGTCGTGCCCCAGTGCGCGTGCGGTTCGTGGGTGTAGTTGTGTATCCACGGCAAAAAGTGCGCGGTGTCTTGCGCGTGGTCGGCAAGCGCAAGCACAAGGCCGTTCGCGTTCTGCGCCAGTGTCTTGGATGGCGTTAGCCCGATGCGAATGTTGTACGCCGGTAGCGGTATCTTATACGGCTTCACTTTATACCATCGCTCGGCGCGGCTGTATTTGCGGTCCAGCGTAGTAAATAGGGAGTTGGCGCGGGTAGTCGCCACGATAAACGGCCTTTCGGTGCCGTCAATAGTTATCTGTTCTATGGCGATACTCTTGATGTAAGATAGCGCGGCGGCGCGCACGAGGTCGGACTGTGCTTCGCTCGGCGGTACTTGGCGTGCAGGTGGCATGTTCCTGATGTCGCGCTCCAGTTGGTCTATCTCGCGCCGGTTGCTTTCTATCATTTCATTGTTCTCGTTAATGTCGCGTTGTCGGCTCTCGTTTCTTTCCTCGTTCTCGCGGGTATTATTTTGTAATACCTTTATCTGTTCGGCGCGTTGCATATTCTCGGCATCGCCAGCATTGGTAAGATAGCCGGCGACTAGCGCAATGTCGGCGGGGGTTAGGACAAGCGGCGCGGTTGGGACGTTGGGTTTGGTTGCTTTGATCATAGTGTGATGGTTAATAATACGGCGCACAATAAATGACCTGTATAGCAGGCCATCTATGTATGCCCTATCTATTGCCCGCCTGCTTTGGCGTAACAATGGACAGAACATCGCCGGTCTCTAGCACATCAGAGTCCTCGGCCGTTTCACCGGAGACAAAAAACTCTTGGCCGGCACGCTGGATGTCTGCGGCGGCCAAGGCATCGGCTACGGTGCTACCGACAGGGAGCGCAAGCGCGATGGGGTCGTTGCCGAATGAAACGACACTAACGGCGATAACATTGGCAATACTTGGGGTTGCTGATACTTTTCTCATAGTGGTTGGTTTGGTTATATAACCTCGGCATCGTGTAATATGCCGAATACATACGGCAATACTGCTGTATTGCCGTATGAGATCGGAATACTAACTTGCTGATAAAACGGCTCTGGACGGTCTTGGGTACATTGTAGCGGGTGTGCGGTACCAGCGCGCAGGGTGTAGATGGTGAGTGCGAGAGCTACCGGCACAATAATATACGCCGCAATGAAACCGATCCACGCGAGGGTGCGGCGGTAGGGGGTATAGGCGCGCGGCGGGGGGAGTTGGTACATAGATTATTCTAGTGTGGCGATGTACGCGCCGTGTTGGATGCGGGCGATAAGATCGGCGGTGCTGTCTGGGTGTGCGACATAGTACCGGTCTTGTTCGCGTTCTTTTTTGGTTTGGAAGAAGTCTAAGATGGCGCGTTCGGTGAGGGTCATACTATATATCGTGATTGTGCTATGTTTGGTAATATCGTCAAAAGTTGGTAGTCGGTGATGACGATAAAAAGTATAGTATCAGTGTAGGGGTATTAGTGTCAATGAGTGAAATCTGATAACTTTATGATAACATACTCTTGACAGGGTGTAAAGGTGTTGAGGAATGACGCTAGCATATACGCCCTAAAATCGTTGACAGGTCAAAACTATCGGGTTATAGTGAGAAAGGCATACTATTATAATTATTTCTCTCTCTTTTTTTTTTTTCTTTTAGAGATCTCTCTCATATACCCGTGGAATCAAACAGAGCGCGATTATATGGCTTCGTTTTCCACATTATTTCTTGGTATCTTGTCAAGGGTGCGCGAGAAGTGGCGGCGGCGCGCGGGCTGTCGCCGGTGAGCGCGATAGCGAGTGTGGTACAATCCCATTCTCTCTCATAGGCAAAACACATAATGCCTATTATGTATACAGTAATAGAGGATTTGACAGGGTGTAGCGTGATTATATGGCGTATATGCTAGATGTGGGCAGAATGAATAATGTGCGAACAATGAATACGCACAAGATAAGTCGCACCCCACCCCCACTCCCATCGTTCTACTCTTACTGAACTGCAAAAATACATGTATGTACCACTCACTACCGCGCCACCCCTACCCCCTCCATTTACCCCACCACGCCACCCGCTACCAAAAAACACCCCACACTACCCCAAACCCCGCTACGCTCCGTATAACGCCCCACAGCACTATTGACCACTTCTAAAAGTGCTACACTATAAAAATGACCCCTAAAGACTCCGCCGGTATCCGTAAAGCTATCCGTGACCACTGGAAGTTAAAAACTGACGACCAACTCGCCGCATCCCTTCGCACTAACACCGACACTATTCGTAAGATGCGTGCGGAGATGAACCTTAAAGGCACAGAGTCTCTCAAACAATTCGCACAACGGTATCTCTTGGAAATGACTGACCCTGAAAAAAAAGAATTTATGTCCCGCCTTCCCGCGGAACTTATTTGGCGCATGGCGGAAGGCTCCCCAGCCACGTCAGGTGATATAAATATAAACACGGAGCCAATACGGATAGATATTACTCATCAATTATTGAAAGTATATGGATACGCAGACTCAAGAAGCGCTGGCGCTTTGCCTGCAGACGGCGAAAGAATCGGGTTGCCTGCCAGAACAGGCGGATAATTTTGTTTCGAGGGGCTACACTCCGTCTCCGCGTCAGTGGTTGTTCCACGCGGCGGCGCGCACGGCTGATGTATCGAACGGTCCTGTGGAAATCGGCATGGGTGGCGCCCGGGGAGGCGGAAAATCACATAGTATTTTCGCACAAGCGGCGCTTGATGATGCACAGCGGGTGCCAAAACTGAAGATATTGTTTATTCGTAAGACAGCTATCAGCGCAAAAGAGAGTTTCGGTGACTTGATTGAACGCATTATTAGCCAAAAAGTTGCGTATGCTATCAGCAACAATGTTATTACGTTTGCAAATGACTCGCGGATACTTCTTGGCGGGTTCCATTCGGAGGATGATATCGAAAAATATATTGGAGTGGAATATGACATTATTGTTATTGAGGAATTGAACCAATTGACGGAGGAAAAATACGAGAAATTGAAGGGGTCACTGCGTACTTCTAAACCAAATTGGCGGCCACGATTGTATGTGTCATTCAATCCTGGTGGTGTTGGCCACAATTTTGTGAAATCACGATTTGTTTTGCCTGCAAGAATGCACGCGGAGACGACGACACGGTTTATTTCAGCGACATATCTGGATAATATGTATCTTAATCCGGAATATACTGAATATCTACTCTCTCTTCAGGGTGATCTTGGCCGCGCGTGGCGTGAGGGGGATTTTGACCTATTTGCGGGGCAATTTTTCAAGGAATTTAGTGCAAATATACACGTATGTGCGCCGTTTACTATTCCAGAGGACTGGTCGCGGTTCTTTGCGTTTGACTATGGACTGAATCATCCTCTTTCTCTTGGTTGGTACGCGACATCGCCGGATAAGGTAGTGTATCGATACCGAGAATTGCATGGCTCGGGGATGTCATATACTCAAGCGGCGGAAGAGTTTGTAGCGCTTACTGAACCGAAAGAGAATTTACTCTATGGCGTGTGCGACCCGTCAATGTGGGCGAAGAAAGGGGAGAATGATGATTTATTATCTGGTGCGGAGATATTTTCAAAGAGGGTGGGGGACCTTACCGGCAAGCAGCCGCGTCTTATTAAAGCAGACAATGCACGAGTGATAGGATGGGGAATTGTGCGGGAATATTTACGACCGTATATGGGACCGCGCGATGTTGTTACAGCAAACTTTCAGATATTTTCAACGGGTGTGAATATGATAAAGACATTGCCGGAGCAGGTGCATTCGGAACGGGTGCCGGAGGATATGGAGAAACAGGACGGGGATGACTGTGCGGATGAACTGCGCTACGCTCTCATGTCTCGTCCCCACCCCACTCACACTCCTGAGCAGTTGGCGAAACGGGATTTTGACGCTGCAATGAAACGAAAGGCGAAGTTATCCCCCGCACACTCATTGCGGTTTATGAAATAGGGTATACTTAAAAATAATTTAACCACCACAGTATGAACAGAACTAAGATATGTGAATTTTGTCGAAAGGGATTTGTTCCCTCTTATAGAAATTTTGTTAGAGCTAATTTTTGTTCAAGGAGTTGTAAGGGGAAAGTATTGAACAGTGGAAATTTTAAGAAAGGACATAAAATACGTTTTGGTATTAAGCATACTGATGACGCAAAAAAAAGAATGAGTATTTCTCATATTAAAAATCCAACTAAATATTGGTTAGGGAAAAAACGTCCAGATGAATTTAGAAAAAAAATGTCAGAAGTAAATTTAGGTAAGGTTCTTTCAGAGGAAACTCGAAAGAAAATGAGTAATTCAAAAAAAAGAATGTCTGAAGAGACACGGTACAAAATGAGTGTTTCAAGAAAAGGAGAAAAGAGTTATCTTTGGAAAGGTGGAATAAGTAAAGATAGAGCACATTATAATAGGAAAAGAAGAAATTTGAAATTGGGAGCTAAAGGAAGTCATACATGTGAAGAGTTTGAGAATCTAAAAAAGTTCTATAATTATATGTGTCTTTGTTGCAAGAGATTTGAGCCAGAGATAACTCTTACTGAAGACCATATTAGACCTTTAGCAAGAGGCGGTTCAGATGTTATCAAAAATATTCAACCACTTTGTCGAAGTTGCAATTCACGAAAAAGTGTAAAGACAATAGATTATATTAGTGAGTTTTATGAATTTAATAAAATATCTTTATGATCAAGAAGGAATATAAATTGGGGCAGGAGGCACGGGATGCTATTTTAAAAACAGCGACTCAAATAGGGGATATGTTAGGGAAGACATTAGGACCTGCTGGCCGTAACTTTATGACGAGCCAAGGTATCACAAACGACGGACGTTCTATCCTCGCTCATATCCGATTCCCCGATGAATGCGAGGATAATGTGGCCTTGGCTTTTCACGAAGTAGCGAACCGCACTGACCAAGATGTTGGTGACGGCACGACAACGGCGACAGTGATTGCGACTGAACTGGTGAAAGAACTGATAGATAAAGTACCTGACCTTGATACGCCTATACCCGGGCAACAAAGCGTGATGGAATTGTCTCGGAAACTTGAGGAAGAAAAAGATAGGGCTATTAAACTGCTTTCCAAGAAAGTGATTCCCGTTACAACACTTGAACAACTCGAACAAGTGGCGTTTACCGCGATGGAAGATAAAACAATAGCGAAACAGGTGGCTGAGACTATTTTCAAAGCGGGAAAGGACAGTTTTACTGCGCTCGAAGAAGGGTTCTCGGGAAAAATAGAAACAAGTATACAGGCGGGGCTTGAGATGCCTTTGCAAGTTGCGGCGCCGTTTATGTATAACTCAGATCGGCAGGCGATTTACGAAGGAATGATACCCGTGTTGGTGGTGAATCATCTTTTTGAGGAATATCGAGAACTCGGACAGTTTATGCAGACGATGATGATTATGGTGAATGATAAGAAAGCGCAGTTTCCTGTGTTGGTGATAGTGGCGAAGCAGTTTTCGGTGCCGTTCGTACAAGCAATCGCGCGCGTGTATCACGGAAGTCAGGGACAGGTGCGGATACTTTTGCTTTCTAACGCGCATTTACTAGATGAGGCATTTGAAGATATCGCAGCGTTCTGTGATGCAAAATATCTTGATACGCATCCGAAAGGCGGAAAGAAGATAACTGATTTGGTATTTGCTGACTGTGGATTGATTACAAAGATAGTAGCAACGCCGAAAGGGGCGGTGTTCTATGGCGGGAAAGGAACGTTATTAAATCTGCAGGCAGAGACGACGCGTGTGCAGGCGCGAATACTGGAAATCAAACATCAACTTGAGGGGGAAAAAGATACGACAAAACGTACCGCGCTAGAACGGCGGATAGCAGAGTTCTCTGGTGGCAAGGCAACTATCTATGTTGATGCAAAGACAGCCGCAGAAAAGTATTATCTAAAACTTAAAATTCAGGATTGCATGAACTCGTGCAAGACAGCGCTTGAAGGAGGGATGGTGCGAGGTGGAGGGATAGCATTGAAAGAGGTAGCGGATGAATTAAGTGGACCGCAAAATGATTCAATGGAAATACATGAGGCGGTAAAATATACACAATCAGTACCACCGCTTTTGGCGAGTGCTTTTTACGCACCTTATAACCGTATTCAGCAAAACGCCGGTGGAAATCTCAACGTCGGTTCCGAAGTAATGGACTCGTATCTGTGCGTGAAAAGTGGGATTGAAAATGCAGTGAGTGTAGTGAAGGTTGTAATTTCGCTTGAAGGAATTATTGCAGACAGTCCAGTGTCTCTTGTGGAAGAACTTAAAAATGTAATAAATAAATAACCATGACTAAAATAACATTGGGTGATGAAGTACAAGATTCAGTTACAGGTTTCAAGGGTATTGCTATCGCAAGAACAACATGGCTCTCTGGGTGTGATAGATATATCGTCCAGCCGAAGGGAGTAGATAAGGCGGGCAAGATTTATGAGAGCAACACTTTTGACGAAGATTCTCTCATTATCTTGAAAAAGAAAAAAGTAAAAGAGGGGCAACGAGTAACAGGTGGCCCGGGATTATATGGAGCGACTGTTTCAAAGTATTAAGGTTATCCACAGGTGAGAAACCTACTTGACTTACGAATGATATACTCCTCTTGTGAAAAGTCTTGAAATCAAATCCGAACCGATGCTCGAATCTCCTATGGTGAGTGAATATCCGTGTCTCTATGTTTCTGGCAAACAAATGCCGGAGATAGACAAGTGGGAAGTGGGGGAAACATACGAGGTAAAGGTGAAGGTGAGGATGCAGAGATATAATTCACACACTGACATCAAAAGCACTCACTCTGACGCGACGTTAGATGTACTTGCTTATGATGCGTAAGTGGTTCCTTGACATACTCATAAAACTGTTAGAACGCGAGCTGTCGGATATGTCGAAGCAGACGCTCGATAAAGAAACGTATGACGGGCTTCTCTCTGGTCTTTGGCAAAATCCTGCATTTAGAAAACACGTCCAAGATCGAGATGCGCGACTTATCTTCACGATGGCGGGCGGCGAGGGCATGGCGCCGGAGCCAAGAGAGGCATATACTATGCACTCAGGGCAACGGGTTGAGTTGCTTATCTTGGCGCGGGAGGCGAAGAAGGCATACGAGCGGTTGGATAAGGGGAAGGTTGTGGTATAAAGTAGTTTTGTTCTGATGAATGGGTGGGAAGTTCCTTCTTATTCACCAGCATAAAAAACTGGGAGCGGAGAACGGAAACTCCTGTAAAAACCGATTTAATAACCTATCGTACAAGAGCATGAACGACCAAAATCCTGGATTGGAGGACCCGAGCGAAGGTGGTGAAACCCTCGAATTGGAACCGGAGATAACATCAAAGGAACCGAGCGGCGATCCGTTAGATGAAATCGATGACGTAGAATTGGCGCTGGCTGAGGCGAAAAAGTATCGTGCTATCGCTCGACGGCTTGAGAAGAAAGAGGAAACTCCTGTTCCCACGCCAGAAGTGAAAACCGATACTTCGCAGTTTGTTACTAAAACGGACTTCTACAAGTCCAACGAGCGAAAGGCTATACGCGAAATTATTGCTGATGCCGAAATAAAAGCCGTTTGGAATGAGATTATTCCGTTCTACACTCCGAGACGAGGCAAGGAGACGCCTGAAGACATTAAGGAAGATATTCTTGACGCCATCACGCTCTACAAAGCCCGTAATCCTGACGCTCTCGCAACGGACGACAGCGTCGACCAACTGATGACCACTCCGGTCGTGAAAACTGGCGGAGGGACGGTAGATAAGACAACTGTAAAGCCAAAAGCCCCGCCGAACTTCAAACTCCCAACCAGCCCAGACAGCTGGTACAAGAAACCATCTTAGATTTCATATAACGCGG